GAAGTTGATGAAGGCTTGTTTAGGCATTGAAATATATTTAACCAAAAAAAATAGTTGACACGTATGCCAGCACTTGCTAGGTATTGGGAACTTGTAGCAAAGAAGGAATATACGCATGAACAGTATGGAACTGTTTGAGCGGCGCGACGAACTCAAGTCAGTAATCACTGACCTTCGTGCCGAACTCAAAAACGTAGACGATCAACTATCAGATTTATTTCTGCCATTGGCGCGTGATGCGCTACGGGCAGACGGTAAAGACTTTGGTACTGCGCACATTGTCGAAGGCAATGTAGCTATGAAAGTCAACGTTGGTAAAAAGGTCACTTGGGATCAAGACGTACTGCGTGACACATTCAACAGCATGACGCCTGAGAATGCACAGCACTACGCAAAGCTGACCTACGCTGTGGAAGAGCGCAAGTACACAACCGCTCCACCTGCAATCAAATCAACACTAGAAGCCGCCCGTACTACAGAAGTCGGACGCTTTACAGTAGAAGTCGAGGACAAGTAATGGGTTTCCAAATTATCACAGCCGATCAACGGCTATCTGAAAAGAAAGGTCACAAGATTGTGATCTGTGGTCAAAGCGGTGTGGGTAAAACCACACTCGCTAGAACTCTGGGCGAACGCACATTGTTCGTTGACCTAGAAGCTGGTGACTCAGCAATCGAAGGGCATCCCATTGATGTGATGCGTCCGCAGTCATGGCCTGAGTGTCGTGATCTTGCATGCTATCTTGGTGGGCCAAACCCATCATTGGCAGAAGATCAGCCATACAGCCAAGCACACTATGATTTTCTGTGTGCAGAAGAGGGTGATCCAACTGCGCTAGTGGCAAAGTATGACACGCTGTTTGTGGACTCAATCACAGTAGCAGGGCGCTTGTGCTTTTCATGGTGCCAGCAACAACCAGAGTCGCGGTCTGACCGCACAGGTAAACTGGACACACGCGCAGCATATGGCTTGCATGGTCGTGAAATGATGCAGTGGCTAACTCACTTGCAGCACATACGCGAAAAGAATGTGATCTTTGTTGGCATCTTGGATGAAACCACAGATGACTACAGCCGCAAGCAATACAACTTGCAGATCGAAGGCAGCAAGACAGGGCGCGAATTGCCCGGAATTGTTGATGAAGTAATTACAATGGCTATTCTAACAGGTGAAAATGGGCCGTATCGCGCATTTATCTGTCAGCCATTGAATGAATGGGGCTATCCTGCCAAGGATAGGTCTGGTCGATTGGCTACACTTGAGGAACCACACTTGGGTAAACTTATCGACAAAATGAGTTCACAACTTTCAGCAAATGGGAAACCGTTGGATTTTGTAAAACCAGAAACGCAGCAAAGCGAAGGAAATAAAAATGTTTAATCTTAATGAAACACCAGCAGATGATGGCGGCAACCGTGAGTTTTCACTCATTCCAAACGGCGCAGTCAGTCGTGCAGTTATCGTTGTTAAAAGCGGCGATATTGAACTGCCTGAGTTTGGTCAGGGCCAGTGGTTCAAGCAATCACAAAGTTCCGCCGCAAAGTGGATGGAACTAGAATTTACCTGCATCGGCGGTGAGTTCGACAGACGTAAATTCTGGTCTAAAATCTTTGTTGATGGCAACAAGATGGGCAAGAGCGGTATGCCGCTGGCTAAAGAAATTGGTCTGCGAACACTGCGTCAGATTGTGGAAAGTGCAAACAATCTAAAGGCCAGCGATATGTCGGACGAAGCCCAACAGCGCAGAAATATCTCTGGCGTGTTTGACTTGAACGCTATGGAGATTTGTGCCAAGATTGGCATCAAGAAAGGCACCAACGGGTATAGCGATCAAAATCAATTGATGGCTGCGTTAACGCCAGATCAAAAGGGGTTCATTGCTACCGCGTCAGCGCCAATGCAATCAACGCCAGCAGCACAAGCAGGATACCAGCAACCACAGGCACCAGCACCTCAAGCTGGAAGTCCCGTGCCAAGCTGGGCGCAGAGGTAGTAGCGGCAAGGCCATTCCGCGCCTGCTACCAAGGATGGGGGGCCTTGGGCCGTGAACCCCCCAACTTTCTTTTAGCGAAGAGGACAATCAAATGATATTACGCCCCTATCAAGAGGTGGCGATTTCAGACGCATTAAATGCGCTGGACACCCACAAAAATACAATCGTAGTTGCTCCCACAGGCGCAGGCAAAACTATTATGTTGTCTGCGCTCATTGGTAAAAGACACCAAGAAGGTAAACGCATTCTTGTGTTGCAGCACCGCGACGAACTTGTAGCGCAAAACCGTGAAAAGTTTCTAAAGGTAAACCCGAACATATCCACCAGTATCGTCAATGGCACGATTAAAAAGTGGGACGGGGATACCATATTCTCAATGGTGCAAACTCTGTCACGCGAAAACAATCTGCGTCACAGGCCCAAGTTCGATATGGTTGTTGTGGATGAAAGCCACCATGCAGCCGCTGACACCTATATGCGGATTATCGAAGCGGTCAAAGAAGACAACGAACACGCTGAGATAGTTGGCTTTACAGCCACGCCTAATCGCGGGGATGGCAAAGGTCTGCGCAGCGTATTCACCAATTGCTCACACCAGATAGAATTAGCCACGCTGATACGTGAAGGCTTTCTGGTGCCACCGAAGGCTTACGTTGTCGATGTTGGCGTCACAGAGGCTCTGGAAGGGGTCACACGGCGCGGTAATGACTTCGACATGGACGAGGTTGCGCGGATAATGAATAAGCGCGTCATTAACGAGCGTGTGGTCAATGAATGGCAAGACCGTGCAGGGGATCGAAAGACCGTTGTATTCTGCTCCACAATTAACCACGCACAAGACTTGCTGGATATGTTTATCGAACATGACATAAACGCTGAAATGGTTATTGGTGATACGCCCAAGCCAGAACGCGAACAAATCCTGCATGACCTTGAGTTTGGTGACGTACAAGTTGTGGTAAACGTAGCAGTCTTGACCGAAGGCTTTGATGCACCGCCTGTATCTTGTGTGGTTCTAACCAGACCCTGCTCATTCAAATCAACGATGGTGCAGATGATTGGGCGCGGTTTGCGCATTCTTGATCCAGAGATTTATCCTGACCAGATTAAGAAAGACTGTATTGTGCTAGACTTCGGTAGCAGCATTCTAACGCATGGTGCGCTGGATGAAGCGGCTAACCTAGATGGCAAGCCCAAAGACTCCAACGGGGAAGCGCCAGAAAAGCAATGTCCAGAGTGCGGATTCATTAACCCTCTTAACGTCAGAATGTGCGTTGAGTGTGGCTATGAGTTCCAAAGCCAAGACACAGAAGAATTGGTTGACTTCACGCTGACAGAATACGACCTGATGGAACTATCGCCGTTCCTATGGATGGACATATTTGGCAACGGCTCATGCCTGATGGCAATGGGGTTCAATGGCTTTGGCGTAGTCGGCACAGTGGGCGATACATCTATTGGGCTAGTCAAGGCTCAGAACGGGCGCAAGGTGCGCTCAGTTGCCATTGGTGGTAAGGTGCAAGCCATGTCAGCAGCAGATGACTTCATGCGTGAAATAGAAGACAGTAACGCAGCTAACAAATCTAAACGCTGGCTCAATGAGAGGGCCACAGACAAGCAACGTGATGCTTTGCGCAGGGGTGGGGTTCAAGTAAGCGCAATGGACTTCTCATGGACAAAATACAAAGCCGCGTGTTGGCTAAACTATCTGTGGAACAAAGAACAAATAGACGCAGCAGTGGAAAGGATAGCTGAATGAAACGGGCGGAAATATTAGATACGGCAAAGCAGTATGTCACCAAAGATCGTGACGCCACGCACGGTGATATGGAAGACAACTTTGATTCCATAGCAGAGTTGTGGCAAATTTACTTTAACAACGAATGGGATTTCACATCTACTGACGTTGCAGTGATGATGACGCTGTTAAAAATAGCACGGCTTAAATCTAACAAAAGCAATCCTGACAACTGGGTAGACGCATGTGGTTACATGGCCTGTGGCGGCGAATTGGCTATCAAAAAAGGAAAAGACGATGGCACGGATCGAACTTGAACTAACAGCCATAGTTTACGACAACAGCGAGTTTGAATGTGAAGAATACAAAATTGTCGCCTTTGTATCGGATTGGAACGATGGCGAACAAGTTACTCAAGCCGCAGGAAAAGCAGTGCAAGACCACATGGAACATTCAAAAAAATTCTGTATCGGGGGCTGCGCAAAAATATTCGTAGATAAAGAAAAAGTAGCAGATGCTATATTTCAAAACCCGGAAGCAGAAGAGGGGTTATTCGACAAAGCCGAAAAATTGTTCGGGTTAGAAGGGGGAACAATCCATTGAATTACGAATCAGCAAAAGAACCAATGGAAGAGTTGTCATTCATACTTGGATACTTCGGTTGGGGTACACGGTTCTGCGACCTGACAGAAGAACAAGTGCAAGTGTTGATATTTGCACTGCAAGAATCCAAAAAAATTACGGAGACAGTAAATGTCGGAAACCTTGAAGAATCCTACTATAAGTCAACAGGCAGTTGGCCTTCTACTTCAATCCCATTCTAGGGAACCAGACCCAATAGCCGAACAAATTAAAGAGGCTGTGGATCAGGGGATCGTGAAAGGCGAAAAGAAACGGGAACGGCGTAAGTATATCGGTGCATCCAGTATCGGTGATGAATGCTCACGCAAAATACAATACCGATACCTCAACAAACCCATTGATAGTGGCAAGGAATTTACTGCACGAACACTGCGGATATTTCAATTCGGTCATAACATCGAAGACTATGCCGCCAAGTGGATACAGGACGCAGGGTTTGACCTACGCACAGAAGACAAAATGGGTGAACAGTTCGGGTTCTCAATCGCTGACGGTGAAATACGCGGTCACATAGACGGCGTAGTCTGTGATGGTCCCGTAAAAGCGCCATATCCTATGCTGTGGGAATGCAAATCAGCTAATGACAATAAGTTCAAAGCGTTTGAAAAGCACGGCGTTGCTAAGGCAAATCCAGTGTATGCTACCCAAGTGGCACTGTACCAAGCCTACATGGAGTTAACAGAAACACCTTGTTTGTTCACCGTAGTTAATAAAAACACCAGCGAGATATACTATG